GAATATCAAACCTTTGTCATCCTCCTCTAGGTGGACCATTTTGCCTAGAGGTTTATCCATATCATGCTGATAGAGATACTTTACTCTTTTGGCGTTCTCTTGTATTGTCTTTTTGTATGCTCCCTTATTGATTATATCGCCATCACTGTCGACATTACCAAAAACAGATCCATAACCCTTTACAACTCCAGCTGAGGTGTCAGCGTCTAACAGCTCGCCTATCTGAGTTGATTTATAAATGATTGTGTTCATATTGCAAATTTAATAAATTATATATTACTTACTGTAAAGCCCTCTATTTTACCAGAAGCCTGTGCATCCTCTTTAGGGAATGGCGCTGTAGAGCATCTACAATTGACTACATTTTTTGCACTACCAGCTGGATCACCAGGATGAAATAACAGCTCGACACCAACTAAAAACCTTTCTTTAAAATCTACTATCTGCCCATCAGCTCCCCTATGCGCTGCTCGTTCTCTGCCATCCACAGAGGTCATCCATTCCTTTTGTAAATTATCCTGTCCAAACATATCAGTAGCACTCTGGAGCGTTGCATAGTTAGCGGCATTAGTTGACTCTGTTCTGATCAGCCTTTCTGCCTGGCTTTTACTGTATTGGCTAAATTTCTGGCGTAATATTCTGCCAGATTCATACTCACCCATTACCATAAACTCTGGATCTGAGGATAGACGTTTAAATACATTAACTAGAGTAGCCTTAGCAGTCCCCTGGACCAATGTAACTCTCTCGGCTGCTATTTGTTGACTTACTCTATTAAATCTTTCAGTCCAAATATCCTCATAGCCAGAAACGTCTGTCTGCTTACTTATTACCTTATCAAAGTTTTTAGAATACCATTTTGCAAACTTGAGTCCTATGTTTACATAGACTTGGCGATATATATCAGATAAATCCGCCACTCTAAATAGATTATCAAAGCCAGTAGCCTTTCCAGTCTTTTGAAAGTCCTCTATAGCTTTTAAATATTCACCCTCGTAGTAACGTCTGGCATTAGCAAACTCTTTTTTTTCAGTGCTGGCTAGTACCTTATCAAAATTACCTTTCCAGGATTCTTTGGCTTTTTTTAGTAGCATTATCCCTCATTTTCTGAGATTCTTTTTGCCCAGGATACCATAGATGCGCCTCCCCATAGATTATAGGCTACATAGCCTTTGTCTTTCCAGGGCGTGTCTTTGTATTTAGGATCTATTTTAGCATTATCCTCGTGGCGTGCTAAAAAACTATTAACCCTCTTGACAGTTGATAATGAGAGCGCCTCTCTGTTAGCTAATTGATTTGCCCTCTGCCACCCTACAGCAGTTCCGCCTTGTACCTCATCTCTGCCATACTTCTCTCTCCAGTCTAGCATACGTCTGGCGTTATTAGTAGCGCTTTGAGGATAGTTTTTAAATGTCTCCTCTTTGGTTTCTATAGCGTTGTAATCTATAGGCTCATTATTACCAGCTTCACGTCTCTGGGCTGCATAAAACTCATCTAGGCGGTTATTTTTAGCTGCCTCATATTCAGCGTGAGAAACAAATGGCATAAAGACTGTCGAGCCATTAAATAAATGCTCATGGTATCCAGTGCCTCCCATTTCAATTGCTCTAGCTTGAGCCTCCTCTATAGTAGTGTATGTATCAACTGTATTAATAACAGCTGATTTAAATAGTTTTGATATATCTAAATCTAAACCCTTATCAGATGCCTCTGGAATAATATCGCCATCTATAGGCATTAAATTAGCTGGTACATAATAATCATTTAGCTTATCATTTTCCTCATCTAAACCATAAGACATAGCAGCACGCTTTTCGTTTGGCGTAATCCACCAGGCTTGACTCATTTGCCCTACCACCTTATCCATTTCCTCCTGTAGTTCTGGGATAGCTGAGTAATCAAAGTCTATATAGATTTTATCGCCATATTGTGGAGCAAGCCATCTATTTAGCTCATCTCTAATTTTATTAAGCTCTGGAATTACAGCATTTTGATAGAGTGCCTTTTTAGCCTCTTTCATATTGTTGTAGGTAGTGCTTTCGGTATTGTTTAGCAGCTGTACTGGTACATTATAGATATTACATAGATCCTTTATAGTTCCGTTGTATTGTTCTATGAGTGATAAATCAGAGGCATTAAGTCCAAAATTTACCCACGAAAGTTTCTTGGGAGTAATGATTACGTCTCCAGCATTATCGCTGCCCTGGTATTGTTGGCGGAATTTATCCTTTAACTGTTTAGCCTGGACCTCGTTTAGATCACCCTCCTCGGACATTAAGATACCTCTAGCGGTTTGATTCTGTAAATACTTAACGCCAGTAGTCAATGCCTGGTTATTAGCATCCATTACTCTGAGTCCAGCTTTTAGCGGTGACATTCCATAAAGATGCGATCCTGTCCCATCATAATAAAGATTAGTGTCTTTTATGTGGCAAATGTCATCAGCTGCAATTCTATAAGTTCCATTGTATGATAGCGTGTATTCCTTTACTGGCTCCATAATACCGCCAGAGTTAATCTCTACCTTTTGAGATGGCAATACATAAAGCTCTTTAAATTTGCCGACTCCAGCTCCTGTTTCTGGTCCTATGCCATAGATGTATCGGTTTCCAGTAAGTTTACCAAAGGCTATTATCTCTTGGATCCAGGCATTATATCCCTGTGCTGGGTTTGGGCGGTCTAGTAATTGATGTAATTCAGTATCCTCTAGCTCTACTAAAGCCTTTTTTTGTAGCATCTTAGCCTGGAGTACTGTATTAGAGTTAAACTCTCCAGAGGTAAGCGCCTTGTATCTTTTTAGATCATTTGATTTTTGCACTTCATAAACCTGGAAAGGTATGTTAGTCGCTGACTTAGTGATCAGATTTATGATAGAGTAAATAGTAGCGTTGTATCTATAGCCTTTATCTATATAGGTATCATCATTCTCTGGATTCCATACCAGAGTATCACCTAAATAATTATAGATTGCTTTATTGAAATCTACGTGAGTTTTTTGTGCGCTTTTAGAAACAAGGTTTTTGAATCTATCTAAGAAACTAGCCATCCAATATGAAAATTTTTAATTATACAAAAATAGTAATTATATTACAAAGAAATCAGCACGTTTCGCATATTGACTATAAACGCCATATCTAATGGCATCCATTGCGTGATTAAAGCGATCCATTGGCTTGTTTATTATAGTGCCATCCTTTAGCTGCTCCCAATAGTAGTTATTATATTCTTTTATTATGTTTTTTGATTCCTGGCTCACTACTATGTTAAATTCTTTAAGCAATGAGATACCAGCGTTTATTGACCCTGTACCTTTTACAGCTGCTTTGACATACATTCCCAGGCGTTTCATTTCCTCTCCACTCTTAGGCTCGGCTGCATCGTAAAAAGTAAGTGTTTGACCATATCCTAATCTTTTAAGCTCCTCTACTATGTCGCTGTTTGTGAGTCCTGTTTTATAGATTAGTTCGTGAATGTAGATAGTATCCCCTTTGCGCACTATATATGCTGCTGCTGTACTGTCGTTTGTGTAGCCAAAATCGAGTCCTACCACCCCCTCAGTATCTGTATCGAACTCTGGAAAATCCGCAAATGGTTTAAATGTCCAGTTGCTAAATATCTGGCGTGCTGAAAATACTGCCTTTTGACCCTCACCAAAGACTCTCCAATAGTCTGGATCACGCTCTTTCATTCGCTCTATCTCAAATACTAGATCTGAGGATAGAAATTTATTATCCTGGTAGGTAGTTATCCAGGTGTCACAGTCATCCCTGGGAATGATCTCATCATATATCCAATGCACAGGATCACTAGGGTTAAAGTCTAGGATAATGTAGTCAGTACATCTCATATTGATCTGGCGAAAATCCTCCTGGTCTAACTCATTTGCCTCGTTTAAAAAAGCAATATTGCGCTTCCTCCCACGAATTTTCTGAGGCGAATCCACAGACAGAAACTCTACTAAATGCTCTCCATAGGTAAACTGTCCCTCTACTTTGTTTAAAACAGCGCCATCCTCAAACATACCTACAGCCTCAGCAATCTCTAAAAAGTCCCTTTGTACTGATCCTTTGAGTGCTGGTAATGTTTTTCTAACTATTGATATTACTAAAGGCTCTTTAGATGAGGTTAGTAGCCATATAAGATACTGGCATATTGCATACGTTTTGCCGCTTCTAGTTCCGCCCTGGTGTACTCTGAGCCTAGCATTTGATTTTAGTAAGTCGTAGAATTGCCTGTTAACTCTCTGTTTCATCATTGCGATCCGCTGGGATCCACTCAATAATCCTAGATGTTAATCCCCCTGTTTGTTTTATCTCTTGTCTGGTCCCATTCAATCTATGAGCCTCATGCTCCTCTGATATCATTTTCATTGCCGCTATCTGTAGACTAGGTGTCTCTGAATTTATCCAGTTAGATAGCATCTTTGTTTTTTTACCCACTCTCATTTCCTCTATTGCCTTTTTTATAGCGTCAGATTCATGCAGTTTATGAACATAAAAAGTCTCTTTAGAGCAAGGTAAAAACGCCACTATATGCTCAATAAACATTAGTTTATGCTTATTGATAGCTGTTAAAGCCTTTTTCTCAAGTTCTTTAGTATCGTATGCCATTTAATCCCATCTAAAACTAATACCAATTATAAAAAAATAAATGTCAATGCTTTTCATGGTATCATTTTCAAAGCTATTGAGGTACTCTATGCCCAGCACAAAACCCATTAAGGGATAAATTTGTATTTCAGTCATTTTTGAGTTTATTATACAAAAATACGTAAAAATCCCAGATGGCTTGCTGGTAATCTTTAATGTCATGCTCTTTATGAGTGGTATGCGCCTGGTCATTTACTACATACACTAAAATAAATTTACTGCCTCTAGGCTTTGGATATATCCTCACTCCATTATCATCGCACCACTTGAATGCTGTATAATGCTCCTCCTGGGTGTTTACTATTGGCTGTTTGTATTGTTGTTTTCTAGGCATAGTTTCTAATATTTTAAGTGTTTGAATTGGTTTTAGTTCGCTATGAGATACAAATACAGTATCGCCATATCCATAATTTTTTATTTTGTGATTGTTGTCTATGTAGCCTCTGGTGGTATATCCTACAAATTCTAGCATTTGGTTTTTATACCAGGTGAGGATGTAATACTCAGCGTGTTTGCGTTTGTACTGAGTTACAGGAAACATCAGATTAGGTTTGTTTTTAGCATCAGAGCATTTTACCTGGATCCCATAGTCAAAGTCAGTTCCATCATCGCCTACTCCTATGGTATCAATATTCATTTTTAAACCGCTGTATCTAGCAAAACCTACCTCTCCTAGCATACCTAAATAAGATCTGTAAAGATGCTCTTTACCCTCAAAAAAGTTTTGACTGTTTTTAGTATTAGTACAGCCTACGCTATAGGATTTAATAATAGCTACCCATTTGGCTAGTAAATGATCTCGATCTGATATTTTTATGGTCATTGTAAACAGGATTCTAAAATTTCCTTACATAAAAGTGGCGGTATTTTTGACCTTTCATAATTATTTTTCATTGCTTGAGTACCGCCTTTTTTTACTATTATTCCCTGTGCTTTTAATTTCCTTACAGTACTACCCCTTGGAGATGATTCGTGGTGACACATTTTATTGCCATTAAAACATTCTGGTCTAGGCAGCCACCCATTAGGGTTAAATAAATTAGCAATATGGTTACTCCAAATGTCAGTAGGCTTGGCTCTAACATCACCAAAACGACAATACCAAACTGTGGACTTAGGTAATCCTTGCATAAAATCCATTTTTCTTAAATATCCTCTAGGGTTTTCTATAAAATATTTACAATCAAAATGCTTTATAATTTTTAATGTATTTAAAACCAACCTATCTGATTTAGCAGCAAAATCTGTTTTTGGCTTTCCATAATCCCTGTGATGTCCAATAGCAGCGACTGAGTAAGTAGTGCAGGGGGGCGATGCCCATATTACATCTGGTTTAAATGGTATTTGTTCTGGTTTTAAAAACTCAATATCCTGTACTAAATCGATATTTTCAAAATCTTTTACATCTACAGAAAAAACCTCCATTCCTAATTTTTCTGCTTCTTTTCCTACTGATCTTGAGCCAGCAAATAATTCTAATATTTTCATAACTAAAAAGGTACTTGATCTCTAACTACTGTGAATCTTTGTTTTTTCTCATCTATTGGCTTATAAATACCCCCAGACTTGAAATCTGGAGCTACTGTGAAACTACCTTGCTGTCCATTTTCTTTGCGCTTTACTTTTTGCACGTGAATTTCTACAGAATCTGATTTGTATTGAGTCATCTCACCTATATTTCTAAACACTGTAACACAATTAAAAGCCTTATTAAAAAAGTCACTAGAGCCAGAAATATCATAGGGCGTAGGCACTTTGTAATTACCATTTTGGTTTGATTCCATTTTTCTAGGGTGTGCCACCAGGAATAGATGAGTCTTTGTCTGCTGACAGAACTGGGTTATTTTAGAAAGCATTAAACCCACATAGGAATGATCACGCTGGGCTGAATGATCCAGCATATTCCAGGGATCAATTACTAATAGATTAACGCCCTTTTGAAATACCAAATCCCTAAAAGCATCTAGGATCCCATCTAAAGTAAGGTTATCCAGGTCTATTTTTATAAAAAAGAAATGCTCCTCAATAAAGTTTTTAGTTTTATTTAGATCATCATTTGTGCAGTTCCTTTCATTTAATTTATTTGCCAGGCGTTTAATATGACCCTCATAAGGAAACGATTCTGGAGCAAAAAAAGCAGTCCTGTGACTGTATTTCACAGCCATATTACAGGCAATTTGATCCACTACATCTGATTTTCCAGAATTAGGAATCCCTGTTACTACAGTCCAGCTTCCCTCAAAATCAACTTTATAATAATCATCACTATCACCCAACCCAATGCCGAAATTTTTAATTCCATAGTCATTATAATTTAATACGTCTTTCCAAATATCATCAATATTTACGACTCCCTCTAAAGGAAAGTGTTTTGCGGTCTTTAAAATGTTTCTTAGTACCTCAGCACCTTTTTCAGTTAAAACCTCGTTAGCGTCTTTGTAAACGCCAAATTCGATATACTTACAACGATACTGTCCGAACCTCCTAGCGAGTTCATTTCTTAAAGCTAATCCAGGCTGATCATTATCGGTGCAGAGAACTATCTCTTTTTTGTCTTTAAAAAACTCCCAGCAATTATCTAAATATTCTAGCCTTTGGTTTCCTTTAGATGCTCCATTAGGTACAGAGCAAACAGAATAAACACCAGCCTCGTGTAGAGATAGTGCATCCATTTCTCCCTCTACAATGTAAATAGTATCCATTGTGCTAATGTTATCTAAGCCATAGAATATAAGCTCTGCTCCAGATACCATTTTAAAATTTTTCTCAGCGTCTCTAAATTTACAGTTAATGAGTTCGCTCTCCCTGTAGTAATTAAAATTGATTGCTTTGCGTTTCTTTTGAACCTGTGGAAAATACTCTATAGACTCGCCCACTTTCCAATGGCTTAAAGTAGCCTCTGAGATACCTCGTTTGTTAAACCAGGAAATAGTCCTATCTGATAAATCTGTTTTAGCCTCTGGAGGTTTTACAAATTCTTTTTTTTCTTTAAACTTTACATTCCCACTCCAGCCACAATTATGGCAGTTGTAAACGCCTTTCTCTAAGTTTAGAGATAGACAGGGATCTTTTTTGTTTTTCCTGGTGTGTGAGCATTTAGGACAGATTACCTTTTGCTCTATGGCATTGCCCCTGGGAGTAATACCAATATTTAAAAATTCGTTTGTCATTGTTTGTTTGTTTGTTTGTTTCGGTGTTAAATGTAAAAATTAATTTCCAGATCCTAAAATTTCAAATTGCTCATTACCATACATTGCTATAAACTTATTTAGATACATTACGCCATCTTTTGATTTTCTAAGTTTTAAAAGCGTTTGAAAATTGTCTGCCCAGAAACTATCCTTTCTAACTTCATTACAAAGCCACCAGAGCTGCTGAGGTTTTACTTTGTCTTTCTCATCACATAATCTAATAACATCTAGCCACTTTATTTTCATGTCATTGTTTTTAGGAATGTTTCTCTCATGAAATAATTTTATAATATGATCATAGGCTAAAATATAATCATCTCTAAAGTCTGTCACCTTTTTTAAGGTGGCGGTATTCTTTTTTATATTATTCTTATTATTATTATTATATATATTATCCTGGACATTTTTGTCCCTACCCTGGGGATCTTTTTGTCCCCCCCCCACAATTTTGTCCATAGGGGTAGAGGTTGTTATTTTCATACTCCTTTTGGTTATTTGTTTGGTTTCTTTATTGTACTCCATTACTATATCTAAATAACCCTCCTCCTGGAGCTGATGTATCCATCGAGATACAGTTTTTTTATCTACACTGTACAATTCAGCAAAGTATTTATTATTTGCCCAGCAAACGCCTGTTTTGTTAGTTAAGGCTGTTATCTCTCCAAACAATAATTTGGAATTAGCGGTCAGTTTCTCATTATACCTAACCTCAGCTGGTATAATTGCATAATAGTTTGGTTTCATTGTTTTATGCTTTTTCTACTAAATTTTTAACCTGGTCACAAAAGGTCCTAATGTCTCCAAATATTTTTTGAAACTGGTCTAGGGTTATTTTGTCATCATCAAATAATTCCCATAGAATTTCAATTAATAAATCATATTCAGCCCTAGTCATTGTGCCTACATACTCATAACGTACAGAAACATCACCAGCACTGGTGGTAGTACGCCACATCTTTTGATCTAATTCGTTCCAAAATACGTTTCTATATTCACTCATAATTCATAAAATTATCAATTATTTCTTTTGCAGAGTCAAATGAATTACACCAGTGCGCATCCCAGGAGGCGTTTTTAAGCCTCTCTAAGCAATTAAATTGGTTTTCTGTAGGTTTATTATATCCTACTTTTAATTCGAGCGCTAAGCCGCTGTAATTGGCTTTTGATGTAAAAACTAAAACATCTGGTATTCCAGGAGTGCCGCC